AAACAAGCTCTTGAAGAGAAGAAAATGGCACAAAAAGAAGGTTTAGACCGTGAAAAAATGCAATCTCAAGAAGATATTGCTCAATTAAAGGCAAATGTTGCTCTTGATAAAGCAGAAGGAGACAGAAATATGGATAGATCTGAAGCTGCACAAGAGAGATTAATGAAAAAAGAGATGCAAAGGCAAAATGTTGCTATTAAACAGGCACAAATTAACAAACAAAACGCTAGAAAAACTCAAAAATAAGTTAAAGAGAGGTTACTAATGTTATTAGACGAGATAACCATACAAGTTATGAAAGAAGCCTATGAAACGGCAAAAAAGCATACAAAAACACCCGATGATAGTATTTTTGTAGCAGGAGCTTTTCTTAATGTTGCTAGATTACTCTATGTTGAAACAATGGGGGAAGAAAATGCTATGCATTTTATGCAAAATATTATAGAATGCGCAAATAATGTTGATAAACCAACATATCACTAGGAGGTAATATGCCAAATGTAGGAGGAAAAAAATTTCCTTACACACCTGCGGGAATGCAGATGGCTAAGGAACAATCAGCAAAAACAGGACAACCTGTGGTTAAAGAATACATGGGTGGAGGACCTGTTCATTACAGTAATGGCGGTGATGTTATTGCTAGTCCAAAACATGGCAAGGTAAAAACGAAAGTAACTCAAGGCCATAAAGGATATAGTAAAACTGTTACTTGGACATGACCTGTAAAAACTGCGAACATGGATGCCATTGTTCTAATGGTGGTTCTTGCACATCGTGCGATTGCAAAAATTGCGAACACGAAAATTAATCCCATTTGATAGGAGGAAATATGAATCTAATTAAAGATCTATGGTCACATTTGAAAGAATGGTCAGACTGGAAAATGAAGGACTGGATAAAAGCTGGTATCGTAGCTGTTATCGTTCTTTTTGTTGTCTTTAAGATGACGAGTGGAGCATAATAGATGTTAAACTTATTAATTAAACCCTTGCTCGGCGTTGCTGGGCAAGCGGTTTCTGGCTTCGTAGAAACAAAAAAAGCGAAGGCTCAGTTGAAACTTACAGAAGTTCAAGCAGCAACTAAATTGAAACAAGATCAAATCGCCGGGAAAGTAGCCTGGGAAGCATCAGCAGTTGACCAAATGAAAGGCAGCTGGAAAGACGAACTAATTTTAATTTGTCTACTTGCACCCGCAGTAGCCGTATTTTTTCCTGGAATGACAGATCATATAGAAAAAGGTTTTATTGCTTTGCAACAACTTCCTGACTATTACAAACATTTATTATATATCGCCTGTTCAGCAAGTTTTGGCATTAAAGGTGCTAAAGGTGCAATGGGTTTAATTAAAAAGAAATAGGATACATTTATGAATACAGATAGATTAACAGAAGAAAAAAAGAAAAAGATAAAGAAAGTATCTAAAGGATTGATTAAGGCGTCTAAGTCTCATAAAAAACAGTCTAATGTTTTGAAAAAATTGGTGAAAGATTAATAGGATTTATTATGAATAAAAAAACAGGATTATATGCGAACATACATGCAAAAAGAGAAAGAATTAAAAAAGGTAGTGGAGAAAAAATGCGTAAAGTAGGTTCTAAAGGATCTCCAACAAAACAAGCCTTTATAAATAGTGCAAAAACAGCAAAAAAATAAATAATGGATGTAATCGATCTCATAGAAGAGTTAAATAAGATAATTAAAACAAAAAGACAGGATATTGCTGACGTT